CTTCTTCAAACCATTCCTCCAGTTCTTCTATTGTTTCAAATTCTAAAAATTCCGTAGGCGCTTCTTCAAAAACTTCAGTAAGTTGTTCATGTTCAAAATTAAACATAAGGTCTTCTTCCGAAGCAATAAGCGTATACTCTTGTTCAGGCTCAAATAGATAAACTTCTTCATATGTTTCTTCATACACTTCTTCATATGTTTCTTCTAAGTAAACCTCTTCATAGACTTCTTCATATGTTTCTAAGTAAACTTCTTCATAGACTTCTTCGTACACTTCTTCTAAGTAAGTCTCTTCGTATGTTTCTTCGTATGTTTCTAAGTAAACTTCTTCCTCAAATATTCTCTGTTCTTCTTGCCAAGCTAATTCTTCAGCAGCCCAGATAGCTTCTTGCTCTATATCATATTCATCCATTAATACATCTACATCATCATAAGAGTCCATGGTCGTTGTTTCCCATTCAACCATACCTTCATCACTAAATTCTACATCTGTGCCAAACCACTCATCGACTTGTTCCTGACCAAACTGTTCTACATCTAACTCGTACCAATCCTCATCCGTGAAACCTTCACAGGCGTTTTCATAACAAGGATCATTTGGGTCCAACCATTCATCGTATTCTTGGTCATACCACATATCATCTTCGGTATACCCATAGTCATAGTTCTCTTCATAAGAAGTGTCATAAACAAGAGTTTCAACTACATAACCAGGACACGACACAGAAGACTGAGGGTTTTGAGTACATTCATAATCAAACAAATCATCCCAATAACTAGGGCACTGCGTTGAATACAACCCATCTAAACCACATTGTTGTGTTAAATAAGCGGCAGCATAGCCTGGACAAGCAGTATTATTTAAAGCACTGGTACAGTCTAAAGCATTCCCAGAACCTAACCCATATAAAGAACCACCATCCTCCAGTAAAGTATTGTAGGAATTACTGCTAGAGTTCCAATCATAACTTACACAAGTTCCTGAAATATTAGTAGTGCCTGTATTACACTTATCAAAAAATAAGTAAGTATAAATATCTGAAGTAGTTGGACCCTGCTCTCCAATAAGAACGTCATGTGTTTGAATATCCAATTCACCATATCTATATTCAAATGTGTTATTGGGATATAACCAGACTTCTATACTGTTATCAGAATTGGCACGATTATATTCCCTCATGTTATACCAGCCAAAAATAGTATAATCATCAAAGGCTTTAGCCCTCATAGCTGAACCGCCATCTTTTATCAGGTCAGTCCAGAATGGAAATAAAGTATTGGTGTATTGAGGCAGTGGGTCGGGGGTGTAGTCCCCACAATAACTGCCCGTCAGGTTAAAATGCAGACAACCATTGGTAGCCATTCTTGCTTGGGTAAAATCATTACCATAAAAGGTAAAGGTAAAGCCTAAGTCAAAAGCTGCCGAAACTGCATCATCATTTGAACCTAATCCTGTAGAACCCGCTGAATTGGTTTGTAAATCGTATAGGGGTTGGTTTGATTCGTAAATGTATGTTGCGTTAACTGTAGGGACAAACAAAAACGCAAATAAGCTAACTGCCCTTATTAAATTCACGTTTACACGTTCCTCTGGATTTCTTTATCCCAGAACTATTTAATGTGCCTACACACTGGTTAAGAAAATCGGCTTTAGCCTCTTTATAATCAGGTCGATCCTGTGGGTTTTGTTGCCATGCTAAACTAGCTTCTGCCCCGATTTTTCCTTGATACGGACAAGGTGTACCTGCCATAGTCATAGCCTTATGGACTCTTACATCTTGGCAAAGGAGCGCCACACTTGCGACCTTCATACCCATATCGTACAAATACTTAGATAACTTTAAGCGCTCACAGTTCTCATCCCTTACAGTACGACCAGCCGATAAACCAAACACTTGTCCTTGAAATGCTCCAGAGCGACCCACAGTACATAGGTCTTGGCTATAACTCATAATACTAGGAGCAATCGCAGAAGCAGGCGGTGCTTTTTGCGTGATATTTTGATTAATAGTCTGTTCAGACTTTGACTCATTAATGTTTCTATTAGTGTTGTCAGAAGTTGATTCATTTACATTTTTATTATCGGTCTTAACATTTGAATCAGAAGTCGACTGATTAACATTAGTGTTCTTATTATCACTAGAGCTAGTGCTGTTATTGGTGTTTGTATTATTACTGGTACTATTGTTTGTGTTGGTATTATTACTGGTACTATTGTTTGTGTTTGTATTATTACTGGTACTATTGTTTGTGTTGGTATTATTACTGGTACTATTGTTTGTGTTGGTATTATTATTGGTGTTGGTACTGTTGCTGGTGCTATTGTTTGTGTTGGTATTATTATTGGTACTATTATTGGTATTTGTACTGTTATTAGTGTTGGTGTTGGCATTAGTGTTAGTCGAGGTTGACGTATTAGTGTTGGTGTTGGCGTTGGTGTTCGTAGCTGTTGACGTATTGTTATTAGTGTTGGCGTTGGTATTGGTATTAGTCGCAGTTGAAGTATTAGTGTTGGTGTTGGCGTTGGTGTTCGTATTAGTCGCTGTTGACGTATTGTTATTAGTGTTGGCGTTGGTGTTCGTATTAGTCGCTGTTGACGTATTAGTGTTGGTGTTGGCGTTGGTGTTCGTATTAGTCGCTGTTGACGTATTGGTGTTGGTACTCGTATTATTATTGGTGTTAGCGTTGGTATTGGTATTCGTATTGGTGTTAGTTTGAGTGCCCGTTGTAGTTGTTGTATTAGTATTCGTATTTGTGTTGGCGTTAGTGTTGGTGTTTGTATTGGTGTTGGTATTGGTGTTGGTGTTTGTTCCAGTTGTAGTAGTAGTTGAAGTTGTAACTAAAGTATTTTGTTCACAATACTCCCCTGTAGTACAATCACCAGTTTGGTCTGCCTTTACCGCAGTCGCACTAAATAAAATGCCCCCTATAATCAAATAAAAATATAACCATGTTTTATGTAACTTCATCTGGATTAAACAGCCTTTTTTCTATTAAAGTCTGACGATTAACTAAATGCTCATCTTCGATGTCTTTTTTGCTTTGTCCTTCGTATTTAACGGCAAGAGACTCGTCAACCATTGTTAGGTTTATATTAGTGCCTTCAACATACATTTCACCCAGGACACGACCAAACTTACCTTTTTTGTCCCGATGAGTTTTAATAACAACCGGGCCTTTTGATAAAGCATCTATGAGATATTTTTTACTCATTAATCCCCTAACCTTTTCGTCTTTGTTTCGGGTTCTGCTTTCTGGGGTGTCAATACCATATAGGCGAACACGACTGGCATAATGAATAGAAAAACCAAGATCAATAACAACATCAACAGTGTCGCCATCCACCACCCTTTTAACTTCACAGCTATATTCGTACATTACAACCAACCAAAAGCATGGAACAAGTCCCAAAGGACATAGATAAAACAAATCCAAAATGCCTTACGATAGAAAACATATTTATTGTAAATAGCGTCAGGTATTTTGCCAAGTTTATATAATTCTTCCACCCATGCTTCCTACCCCTTGTCCTTTGCTTTGCCTATGTTCAGGGCACATATATCAATAAACTTATAGAGCTTACCGATCCATACATCGTCTTTAGGTGTTTTAGTCACAGCAGCAATTAAACTGCTCACACTGATTATTGCCATTATTAAGGCTAAAAAATTTGCAAATGTTTGCATTCTTTATCTCCTATTATTAAAAAATTATGTTCCAAATATTATTCCTGCCATTCCAACCACTAAGGTAATCAGTGTGGCAACAATAAAGTGTTCAAGTCTTTTGACTCTGTTGATGACTTCCAGCCAACGCTCTGCACAGACAGCTTCGTGGCTCTCTATTTTGGTATTAAGTGTGGCCACAGTCATCTTGCTCATGCAGCCTCCTCAACCTCCCAACAGTTCATATTGGAAGCCACTGTTCGTCTTTCGCCTTCGCCCCTAAATGGATAAACCATGTGCGATAGCCAAGCAGGAAAAATATATAACTTGCCGACTTCGGGCTTTACTTCAAAACTTTGTGGTGGTCTAAGTCGTTCCACATTCATTATCTCGTTACGCCCATAGTTAAAGCATAAGTAACCATCACAAACCCCTGAAGAATTATATTTACTATATAACGAATCCCCAGCAGTCGGTTGATCGAGTATTTGTTGTGGCACTTTAGTCCAAGAAGTTGTCGATAGTCCCATAATGGTTTTCGTTCCATGATCGTGTATCGGGTTGTAATCGCCCGCATAACTATGCACTGACCAAGTTTCATCAACCGCCACTTGTCTGTTCTTAGATAACATAGACCCTGTGTTTTGCATAAAATGATTGATGTATTGTGCACCCAAACTGGTTATAAACTTAGAATAAGACCTAACCTTTTCATGCTCTGGGTCCATGTTTAATTGCTCACCATGAGCAATCTGCCCTACTAGAGTACCTGCTAATGATTCTTTGTCCTCGGATTCTCGTAATTCATCCAAGTATTCGTTTAAATCATTAACCATTGCCTCTGGCATCTGGGTTTCCAATACGAAAACCGCAGGCATATTCCAGATATTGACATTAATATCTGTCTCTTCAACAGGCTTCGCTTCCTTCTTATCAGAATTATCATCCCAATAAACGAAATCTGTATCAGGCTCCTTCTTCTTAGCCATTTTTAGCTAGGAATTACATAGTCAGTATCAGGTACAGGATCGTCAGGCGGACTAGTAATCACGCTATCGTACTGACTGGCGAATATTGTATCCCACTGACTTGTCGGGCAAAGTGCCTTTAGTTCCGATAATGTCCATGAACCTTCTGCTTTGGGTGTAAAATTCGTAGCCCCTGATACTGGATCAGTCGCGGAAACCTCTGCATTAAAAAAAGACTCGTAATAAGTCGATGGACTAGCGCTTTTACTGCCCTGATTATACTTCATCGTAAAATCCCATTTCTGAACTTTGCTGGACTTGTTATAAGGCACAGCTTTCGTTAAAGTTTTTGTTACTGCCATTGTTTATTCCTCTTTATTTATCACACTTTTCATGTGCTTTAGATTTTAATTCCTCGACTTCTGACGAGAGTTCTTTCACTGCGTTTATAAGTGGATATACAAAATCTGCTGGTGAAATTCTTTGTACATCATCAACACTAGTATCGTTCCAACCACCAAAAGTATCTACACCAACTTCATCAAGAGCAGCTTTTACTTCTTGAGCAATAAGTCCGTGTTTTAGTTTACCACTGTCTGCTTTATTTTCTTCTGCGTTATAGTGTTCTGTAAGGCTTGGGTCAACTTCTTGTGATGGTTTTAGTTCGTATGTCGCAGGTCTTAGTTTGTTGATAAACTCTAGTCCTAACGTATCTGTGTTTATATTCTTTTTAAGCCTTTCATCTGAAGTCCAAGACCAAGAACTACCGCCTGCAAAACCTGTACTGACATTATTACCACCAACACCAATATATGCCGTATTATTTGCAGTTAATGTTAGGTCGTTTCCAAGACCAATTCTGCTTCCAGAATCAGTTGCTTGTACATCACAATTGTGACCAACACATACATTATCACTACCTGTCGTACAAGTATCGCCTGCAGTTGCACCAATAAATGTATTGTCTCCGCCTGTAGTTACTGCTGAACCTGAATTAGAACCCACGGCTGTGTTATTTGCGCCAGTTGTATCAGCACTTAAAGTTGATCTACCGATTCCGACATTATGATTGGCTGTATTAACATCCAAAGAATAAGTACCGATTGCAACACAATCTGTACCCGTTGTGATTGCATCTAAAGCTAAATACCCCATAGCAATATTACCAGTTCCTGTGGTGCAAGCACGCAAAGCACTGTTACCAACAGCTACATTTTCTGAGCCTGTGGTGTTTGAATACAATGCGTTCCAACCAACTGCTGTATTATTTGTCGAAGTGGTGTTTGATGTTAAAGCACCATAACCTACTGCTGTGTTGTTAGATGCGGTTGTATTAGCGTCTAAAGCATTTGTTCCCACAGCAGTGTTTCCAGCGCCTGTGGTGTTTGCCGTCATCGCAGAGTGTCCAATTGCGGTGTTGTTATCTGCTGTGGTGTTGGCATCAAGGCAATAAGCACCCACTGCAACTAAACCAGCACCTGTGGTGTTAACTTGTAATGCTCCTTTACCCACTGCTGTATTAGCGCTTGCTGTCGTGTTAGCAGTCAACGCTTCAAAACCAATCGCAGTATTAGAATTTGCTGTTGTGGTTGCTGCTAATGTTTTATATCCCATTGCAACATTGTCCTCACCAGTTGTTTGTAACAACATGGAGTTCCAACCCACTGCTGTATTATTTGTCGCAGTGGTGTTTGCTCCAAGTGCGTTGTGTCCAATAGCTGTTAAGTAATTACCTGTGGTTGCTGCATCTAGTGCTGCGTAACCCACTGCGGTGTTTTGTCCACCTGTGGTGTTTGCTCCTAAAGAACTTATACCAACAGCAACATTAGCTGTTCCTGTGGTATTAGCTGTCATAGAGGAATGACCTATTGCTGTGTTATTAGATGCTGTTGTTTGAGCATCTAAAGCGAGTCCGCCTATTGCAACATTAGCTGTGCCAGTTGTTAAAGAAGCGGCTGCACCTTTACCAATCGCTACATTATGTGTATCTGCATCCGATGTATAGTTAAATGCTGTTAATGCGTTATAACCAACCGCTACATTAGAAGCGCCTTGTGTATTTGCGTCTAGTGCTGCTGCACCAACTGCTACATTCGAGCCACCTGTGGTGTTTGCTCCTAAAGCCTGATCGCCTACTGCTGTGTTACTCGCTCCTGTGGTATTGGCTCCAAGAACATCATTACCAACTCCTGTGTTATAACTAGCCGTTGTTATTGTTTTTAACGCACTAGCACCTACGCCAACATTTCTTGTTCCTGTGGTGTTTGCTAACAAAGCATCTTTACCGATTGCTGTGTTACTATTCGCTGTCGTGTTTGCTGCTAAAGCAGATGTACCAAGTGCAACATTCGCTGTACCTGTAGTGTTTGCTCCTAAAGAACCATAACCAACCGCTACGTTATTTGATGCTGTAGTGTTTGCATCTAAAGCTGCATTACCAACTGCTACATTTGATGCGCCTGTGGTGTTTGCTACCATTGCGTTCAAACCAATAGCCACATTGTTAGATGCTGTCGTGTTCGCTCCTAAAGCTGCATAACCAATACCTGTGTTGTTAGAGCCTGTGGTGTTCGCATCCATTGCTAAAGAACCCATAACAACATTATTATCACCTGTGGTGTTTGCTGCTAGAGATGACCTTCCAATAGCTGTGTTGTTTGAAGCAGTTGTATTTGCTGCTAAGGCTTCTCTTCCTACGGCTACATTATCCGCTCCTGAAGTATTAACATATAAAGCACCTCTACCTATTCCAATATTTGAATCGGCTGTGGTGTTTGCTCCTAGAGCATCTAAACCAACTGCAACATTTGAGCCACCAGTTGTATTCGCATCAAGAGCGTTAGTACCTATAGCAACATTGTTTGATCCCGTTGTAAGAACGCCAGCAGCAGCATCGCCCACTGCCACATTGTCCGAGCCAGTTGTAAACGCATCAAGAGCGTTCTCCCCTACGGCAACATTGTTTGTTCCTGTGGTCATGGCTGTACCGAGTGCGCCAGAACCCAGTCCGATATTACCTGTACCGCCTGTCATATCGAGTACGTCAGTTACGGCAGCACCTGCTCCCGCGCCATCAGCGACCACCATCTTGATTCCGCCATTCGGAATAACGACATTAGCGCCTGTGCCTTGAGATATTGTTACTTGATAACCCGCACTATTTTGAATAATCCAAGTTTTATTAACGGTATTCGGTGCGAGAGTTACGGTGTTGGTTGCGGTGATTGAGCCTGCAAGAGTAAGAGAATAGGCCCTGGCGGCATCTGAGGTGCCGTCTTGCATGGTAATGGTATGGGAAGTTCCAGTAATTGTTTCGGAACCACTGCCCCAGGCCTCTGCGATGAGCTCTAAATTTGTGTTGGTTGATGTGCCCCAGGTTCCCGATTCGTCACCTGTAGCAATTTCTTTTAATCTTAGATCGTTTACATAGGTTGCCATTATGTGCCTCTATTTATTTAATTGATTATAGTCTTTATACATCTATGCCGCAACATCTGTCCAATCCGGGGACTGAGATTCATCTATTTCCGACCAGTTTGGTGTTTGAGAATCATCAATTACGGCCCATTCAGCGTCTTGCCCTGGAATTATCTCACCCCAAATCAATAATTGACTAATATGCCCGGTTCCTGCAAGTCCTGTAACCGCAATGGTTACATGCGTTGTGGCCGTTATATCACCTAAAGCGCTTGTCCCCGCTAGACCCGTTATTGAAACAACATTAGTGGTCTCTAAGGTTAAACTTCCTAAAGCGCTGGTTCCTGCTAATCCTGTAGGATAAACATTTGCAGCCGCCGTTACCGTCTCATCACCTTGAGAAACTGTCGATGCTGTTCCACTAACACCAACAAGAGCTACACCATTAGCAACAACTGTGCCAACTGCCCCTGTCGCCGCTACTCCGGTTTCTGCAACATTTGCATCACCACTAACCGTTTCAGTACCTAAAGCAGTGGTTCCTGCTAGTCCTGTGACCGAAAGATTTGCAGCACCGGTAATAGTAAGGGAGCTTATTGCCCCTGTACCTGCAAGCCCTGTTTCCGCTACATTTGCAGCCCCGGTAATGGTTAAAGAACTTATCGCACCAGTGCCCGCAACCCCTGTCTCGGTAACAATTGCAGCACCTGTCGCAACAACTGTGCCAACAGAGCCTGTGCCATATACGCCCGTCTCTGCGACATTAGCGTCACAGCTAACGGTTTCAGTGCCTAAAGCCGAAGTACCTGCAAGTCCTGTTAATGTAACTGTTACACTAACAACAGCAGGTTCACCCCAAGGACCTGTTCCCCAAGTAGATCGACCCCAACCAGCCATAACTGGTTTACGCTATTCTAATAACAGCGTTACTTGCGTCTGCAGTTGGGAAAGATATGGTAAAGCTACCAGCCGTACTTGTTTTATCGCCACCGAAATCAAAAACTGCAACTGCTGGATCACCAGTAGCTGTGTCGTTGAAAATCATGCAGCCTCTTGCCGTAATTGTGCAAGTACCAAAAGTCAAGTCAGCAAAATCAGTAAACGCAGTGGTTCCCGATGTAGTCGGGTCGATTCTGGTTAAACTTCCACCTTTAGCGGTGTAGTTTGTTCCTGTTGCTTCTTGGCTAGTGGAATAAGCTGTGGTAGCAGCACTCATAGTAGCTGAACTGGTATACAGGGCTAACTTGAAGGTGTCACCTCCAGAAAGTAAAAAATCGTGCTTCGCTTCTAAAAGTTCTTTTTTAAAAGAGGTACACATAGCCTGAGTTATAGCCATTATAGTCTCCTAATAATTTCCGCAAGGTCTTTATTCCCTTGCGCCTCTAATTGATTACCTATTGTACACATGTGGTTTTTAATTGCCTCCTGCATATAATAAGTAATTACCGTATGACACGTTTTTTTGAAGGCATGGGCTTGTGCTCTAATTGGATCCGGCGCTGTGTCGCTCACCGAAACCAGTTTATTAGTAGCCATTTCAGCGATTTCTTCTACTGTATGGCCTCTACCATGTGTTGTCTTTACTCCAAGGTTTCCTATGGAGATTGTAAATGAATCAGTTTCCATCAATATTTCTCTGGTTCTGGTGGACCAATGTCTTGTCTTCCTGAAATTCCTGAAGGCTTCTCTTCCTTAACAATATCGGAAAATTTTCCAACAACTAATTCACCTTTGTTTAAATATACTACAGGAGGATTATCAAGTCTATGATAGCCATAGAGCTTTTCCTTTAAAGGAATATTGGTATCTAACATTGGGGAGTGACCGGCAATAGACACATCCATCCCTGCTTCCATACATTTAGATAACCAAAACTCGCAGCATCCTCTCCCCGACTCACCAAAATAAACGTTCGATTTATAAGCAAAGTCTGCTCCAAAAAGACTGAGCTTCCCTACTTTTTTCCATAAAGCAAATGCAATAGCATAAGCAATCGTGTTGTTTAAATAGGCACATCCCAAGTCTTTAACAACTTCCTCCAGGGGAAATAATTCGATAGCCGGAACTCGATTATCTAGTTCACAAGAATAGACAGGAATTTCTAGTTTTGGTAAAATTCTTCTCATCACTTGAGTTTGTGGCCCCGCATCAAAGGTGTCAAAAAACCGAGAAACAGGGTCCATTATAAACACACGATCACACTTAGTAACTGCACACATGGAATTAATGCCCCAAACTTCATCGTACTCCTGACTGTGGCTAATAGACATGTGAAAATCCAGTTGACTTTGCCCCATAGCAACCAGTGCAATGTGTTTATTCTCAAGCATTTATTATTGTTGTTGAGGATTAACAAAAACCCTTGGTCTATCAAAACGGTTTTCGTCTCTTGTGGCTCTTCCTTCCATTAATGTGGTTGTTCTAACTAGGTTTTCCTGAAAACGTTGCTCAAACATATTAGTCTCAGTAAGCTCCTGCTTCATAAAAATACTGGCCTCTACTAAAGAACCGTATAGCAATAAATCCGGGGTATTGTCTGAAATCCAAGTCGTACCACTGTCCCCTGCTGCGGTTAATGAGGCGGGTTGATACAGATAATGTAGCTCAAAAGTTAGGTTAGCGTTCGGTGTTGGCGCTAAAATAAAGGTGTCATCATCAAACTGACCATAGTATTTAGGTACCCCGGTTGTTGCAGCAGCTCGTATGTAATTGCGCATAAAACTAGGGTGCTTTAATAATAAATAAGTGTACTCACTATCACTGTTTAAAACAGCTAAACTTAAAGGAGCCACGAAATCTGTGGGTGATGAAAGGTAGGGGTTCCCGGATGCAGCGGTTCCAGTAACGTTTTTACGAAACACATTAAGTTCAATTGTATTAAATATACGGTTCTCCGCCTGTTTAATAAAGGTGTCAAGCGTATTGGTAAACGTGGTCTCAGAATTATCCATATAATTCTGAATCGCTGTTTTCATTCCACTATAGGTAAAACTCATGTTGTCGGCCCTGCGGTTACTGTAGAACCACCACCAGTAATATCACCGGTAGTAGCGGTTCCTGTTGAAGTAAATTTATATTCGTTGCTATCCACAACCGTTATTGTATACCCATCAGAGCTTTCAAGCACAGTTGTTGTTATTCCATCAAAAGCCTCGGTACTACGAAAACGAACGGTATCCCCTGTGGTTCTAACATGTTTAAACTCGGTTACACGAATCACTGCATTTGCTCCAGAGGCTTCAGCTCTAAAAGGGTTTAATGGTAAAAGCGCTTGTGCCGGACCTACTGAAACAAAGGGTCCTGCACCCCTTGCCCCACTTGTGCCGGTTCCAGAAACAGCAGAGAAGGTATAGGTGTCGTCATCTACTTTTGTAATTGAATAAGCATCTGGATCAGTCAATGTTGCAACAGTAAACCCATCGAACACTTCTGCTCCTCTAAAGCGTACTTTATCCCCGGTGCTTCGACCATGATCGTCTTCAAAAACTTTAATAACCGCACTCCCCGCTGTTGAAAGAAAGGGGTTGTTGGTCAACAAAGCCTCTGCAACGGGTTCTGTTCTAGCGGGACGGGGGTTGCGCAGAGCTACTGGGTCCGCTGCAAAATGAGGCGGGTTTAATTGAGGTTGTTTTGGACTCCATTGATCGGGCCCAACTAATAAGCCGTCCCAGGTCATTTTCATGTCCCTTAAACGGTAACGGAACCCCGATATATCACATATACCCCATGCTTTTTTCCCCGCTGCAAAAGCCATTAGATGATGGTCCTAGAAGGTAAAAAACGAGAGCTTACCGTGTCAATATTTTCAGAAGCGGCTCGTTGCCATTCCTCGTCATATATTTGTTTGAGCATCTGCACGCGGTCTGGAACCCTTTTAATAGCTATATAATAAGCCAGTCCTGCTGCCATCGCGGGGAGAAATTCAAACGTTATTTCTAAAGTATTGGTATAAATGCCTGCGTCCTGTATACGCGTCAGCGCGTAATAACGAAAAACGTCCGTAGAGTTTTCCGGCGCCGGATACAAATACAGTTTCGGAGTTATGCTTTTTTCCACATAAAACTGCGTTGATCTTGATTTAGTGCTTTTGTTCGGAAGGTAATGATAATCACTCCTACTGATCCTGTTTACCTGATAATCAGTAGTGGTGCTTCCAGAAGTACGACGAATGACCGCAGACAAAACATTAACTAGGTCTGTGTCAAGATCGTAACTGGTGGTGCCTTCGGTCAACGCTTCTGTTCTTTCAACAATAAGCCAGAGATTTAAGCCTCGGTTTGCCCATTCAGCAAACATAAGATTAAGGGACCGCCTAGCTGTTTCCAGATCGTAGCCGGTCCTTAATTCTAGTCCACAACGTTCAAACGATTCTTCGATCAACTCGTCGACGTTTAGATCGAACGTAGTTGTCCCTGACGTGGCCATTAGTTGTTAGGCGCTTCGTAATATTTCAAAAACTCACACCAAACCGTGTATTCATTTCCTGCATCAGAGGTCGATGGAACAACAAACAAAACATCGCCAGTATAGCCAGACGCTTCCGTATTCACTAAACCTCCTATGGAGCTAAAGTCAAACGTGTTGTCATAAGCCAGGGTCAAAAAAGTAACGTCCGTTGTTGCGTCCCAATCAAGTGATGCTGGTGCATCAGGGGCGCCGCTCACGGTGTACCATATTTTATTTAAAGCCACATGCGTGCATGTTTCTTTATTCGCCGACTGGTTCAAAGCTGAAACGTCGACTAAAGTGGTACTACTGGCACTTCCATCTGAATAAACAGAACAATATGTGACTAATTTCTTGCCATAATCATATTGAATAGTGGGTCCTGTGACTGTATTAGCCATAATCTACCCCCTATTAAGCGTCAGCAAATGGTGTTACTAAAGTTCCTGAACCAAGTAGCTGTGCTGCAACATGGTATTTAGCGCTTGCTATTGCGGTAATCACCACAATACTTCCTGCTAAACCGCCTTTAGTTGTGCCGTTTTGTGTAAAAGTGTCATTAGAAGCACCGGAAATAAAGGTCTTCCCTGCTGCACTGTCATCAATACCGGTATAAGCACCACCGACATATTTGTCAGTGCCATCGGTTGTGATGTCCATGTCTGTTGCCGCTGTAACAACTACGAAAGTGAACTGAGCACCTAAGTTACATAATTGATTTGGGTCGCCTTTGTCTGTAGGTTCTGTAACAACGATGCTGGGAAGTGTAAACACTCCGTCTGCATCATTACACAATAATATCCTACCGGCATGAGACGCCACTGTGATAGTCGTGTTAGCTGTTAAACTAACAACCGAGCTATAGCCCGCATTTATAAGACCTGCTAAAGACCTTATAGGGCCTGAAAAGGTTGATTTTGCCATAATTTCCTCCATTGGAAATAAGTCCTACCGTCTTGGCTTGTCTGCTAGGTCAGTCTGTAGGACAAGTTTACCCTAGATACAAGAACTATATTACTTGGAAAAAATACAAAAAGAAAGAAAAAAGGGGCCGAAGCCCCCTTCTCTGTAATACTGAGTAAGAAAGTGTATTACAACTTCCAATTTAGCTTATTGCTTATGCTCCGGGGCTGCCAAAGACTGCTCGGGGGTCAGACCACCCAAACGAATATCTTTCGCGAGCCTTGTATCGTACATTACCAGTATCAAAATCCGCTTCCATTGAAGTCTTGATTGGTGAACGGTTAAACATTTTGAACCCGTTCGGACAATCAGTCTTAATGAACCACGCATCTGTATCAGTAAGATAATGATTTACGGTATAGCCTTCTGGGACCATGCCCATGTTGCGTATAGCGTTAATATCATTATCAGAAGTACCCACACGTCCTTGTGATTCCATCAAACGATCAGCGGTGAATTGAAGCTCTTTAGGAAGAATTAGTCTCATTCCTTGGAGAGCAACTTTTAGTCCCCGCTCATCAGTAAAGGCCGCAATGTCGATTAGTGCTTGTTCTAATGAAGTCTCATTAAGGTCAGCAGACGTTGAAAGCTCATTACGCAAATTAGCGCCACCCACAGTTGGATGGTCTGTTGCGCAAAGTTCTTTCGTGTCGCCGCCTGGATAACTTGAATTGAACGCTCTATTCAGGACAGAGGCTGCTTTTACTTGCTTGGTGTTACTCATACTTCTAGCAAGCGCACGAGTGTATCTTGCTGACAATTTGTCATAAAGATTATCCTCGATAGCTTCTTCAGTAATTGAAAACGCCAATGCAATCGTTTCATGGGTGTACCTAGACGTAAAGGCTTCTTGTGCTTGATCAAATGCAACTCCGGCTCCTTCTGATTTAACAGGTGCTGTATCGAAACCAGTGAGCATAACCTCTTCTTCAAAAGCTCGGTCACTAGACTCAGTATCATAAATTGCTTCATGTTCTTGGTCATAGCGACTGTACTCTAGTCCAAAGAGAGCATTCAAGCCAGGTAGCAATTCTTTTACGAGTTGCGCTCTACTTATAGCCATTATTTACTCCTTATGTTCCAGCTACAGGACCTCTGTAAGCGTGCTCATTGATTATTACAACCAAATTTGCATTATTCGCTGTGAGATCCCCGTTAATATCATCTTGAACCGCACCCATAATCTTGAGCTGAAGCCCTTGAGTGGTGTTTATTGTGCTTGAATCAAGCTCCCGAGTGCTTACGCCCGTTGTTGTACTACCGCCAATACCGTCTGTGTCTGCATTTCTGCCTACACAAGTTACTGCTGAGGCACCATCTGCTTGTATTACAAACATTTGGTTAGGGTCGTCATAGATATATGCTTCTATGGCGCCACTTCCGAGTGCAGTCGTATCCGCTGGGTAATAATTCTTAAAGGTCGGGGTGCCGTCAGATGCAACATAGTAGCAATGTGAAAATACGCCAACAAGGTTAGCAGAACTAGCTGCTGCCCTATTGATATAACCACCTGCGAATATAACTAAATCACCTTGAAAGATGTTTGTGTCGTATCCAGAGGGAGAAATGTTGTATTTGTTTGCTTCTTGTACAGCCGAACCAACATTAAGACCTTTGTACGGACGAAGCCCGAAGGCTTTATCTACGTTAGCCATTTATTTAGTCTCCTAAATAACGATGAATTATTAATATTACCGATAAAAGATTAGTTGTCGTCAACTGCTCTCTTACCGCCCAAAGTTACACGAGTTTGTCGATTTGGTTTTGAAACCGACATGGAGGGGTGCGAGCCGTCTCTAAAGTAGTCGTTATCAACAGCGTCCATTTGTCCTTCAGTTCTTGAATCAAAATGGTGTTGCCGTTCTTTTACGGTTTCTTCAGGTATACGAGCTAATATCAGCCCTCCTACCCCAATACATCCTGCGTGTTTGCCGTCTTCAATGGTGGGAGCTTCAAAGTCCGGATATTCGTCTGCTCTCACAGGTTCGTATCCTTCACGGAGTCTTGCTGACATGTTTTTTGTGTCGGCTTGTCCGCGGACCTCTGTTCTTACCCATCTATGTCGATAGCCTTCAGGGGCTGGGGGTGCATCCAATGCGGATGGTGGAGACCAAGGTCTACGTCGAGATTGTTTTTCTCGGGTATCGGTCCCGCGTGAAGCTCGAGTTGTTTCTTTTACGTCTGTTGTGGTTTTATCCATTTTTTACTCCTTCACGTATTTTGCGTACTCTTCTAGTGGCACACCTAATTTTTTGGCGATTGCAACCTGTGATGGTGTGAGTCTCACAGTGTTCTTACCGCGCCCTTTTTTCGCGCTGCGCGTTGCAGATGCGACCGTTTGGGCGGGACGGTTGTCTTGTAAAGTAGCGTCTCCATTAAACTTATGTGGAAACTCCTCCCTTATTCGTTTGTCTATCTCATCATAATACGCGTCTTCCGATCCGTCAAACCCTTCTTCTTCGGTTAATGTTCGATGCAATACAAAACTGGTCATGGTCATAGCGGCATCTTTTCCGAACCAATCATTTTTTACTGCCCAGGCTTCTGCCTTTGGATCAGGCGGCGCGGGAGCCGCTTCCGGAGGAGCTGTTTTTGTTGCTGCGGTTCTTGCAGCCTGTTCTGCTACATTAACCTGTAGTTTCCTTCTATCGTTCAAGGACTTAAGGTTTTGGGCCTCCACTGCTAATCGAGCCAGTTTTTGTTGAGCGTCTACCTGCTTATCCACTTCATCGTTTTCGGTAGCCTGTCTTAATTGTTGTTTAGCGGCTTCTGTTTCTGTGGTGATCCTGTTGGCAAACTCCACAATATAATTTCCGTCAAGTGTGGAATTTCTTGTTTTTAGTTTTGTGTTCTCTGTTTTTACGTTTTGTGCATATTCTGTAGCGGCTTTCTCTCTTCGTTCAGCCTCTCTTAGTTTCCCGGTTAATTTGTTAATCCGGGTTTTAACGCTTTTACTGTAGCTTTCAAGCTCATCGGGTTTTTCTTGCTCTGCCTCTATGACCTTTACTTGGGGTGTTTGTTCTTCTTCCTTAACCGTTTCTTGTTCGACTTCGGTTATTATGGCTCCTTCTTGGGGCAGTTCGACGTCGACGGCAGGGCCGGAAACATCCAGGTCCACCATTTTTTCTTCGTCTGTTTTAGTTAGTTCTTGTGCTGGCATGATTTAATCCTCATGTTAATAATTATGCAGAATTGCTTCTGGGTCGGTTACTTTCGCAATGATTTCGTCATCGTTCAATATTTTGACTTCTCCGCCTTCTATTTCAAAGCGAGAGCCGGCATATCGTCCGAACAAAACCCAATCCCCGGCTTCACACCAAGGACCTGTTGGAAATTTGTTTTCGTCTTGATAAGCGAGTTCACCTGTTTTTAACACATAACCGAGGACCGTGGCTATTTGTTGCCGTTCCACGGTTTTCTCTGTTAAGTATATGCCTCCCTCTGTGCGGGCTTGGCCGCGGTAGGGAAGAATAAGGATACGCCAACCGGTGGGTTCAGGAAGCTGGCTTAATAGATCAGAAGACAGCTTTTCCGGATTAAGTTTTTCCTCATCCGTCTTCTTGTTGCCAACTTTTTCATAGGCTTTTTGTAAAGGGGCCTTATTGGCCTCTTCCTGCGCCCACTTTTGTTCAAGGGCGGAATTTGCGTCACTCACAGGTTTAGTCTCCTTGTTTATCTAGTAACGTGTTTATCTCGGTCTTCACATAAGCCAAGGCTTCTGTTTGTCCGGTCAAGTGTCGATAATGCTCCCAGTTCTTAACTTCACCGTTAAGCATCATCATTTTTACTCGTTCTTGTTTCTCTTCAACTATTTTTAATAGTTTATAAGCAAAATCTACCGTGTCAATAGTTTCTCTCCTTTATCCACTATATGTGTTGAAAAAATCGGGATATATTGGGCCCTTTTCTTCTTTTCTTAGTGGGTCCTTGTGCGGGGGCAAAGGAAAGGGTTCTGGAACAGGATCAAAGTATCTTGGGTCTATTCCGGAAGGGTATAGACCGGATTGAGCTGTTATTGGAATATCGTAGTTATAAGCTGAAGCGTCCCCTAAATCTAGTCCGCTTATTCCAGATTGAGCTGCTCCCGTTGACACGCCTCCGCTAAAAGGGGTTGTCCCTCCAAACTGTTCAGGGCCCATCATATCGTAAGGGCTCACCGATCCGTATGGGCTTGTATAATCCGTATAGGGCGTATAACTGGTTGGAATCGTGTAATTAGGTGCTGGCACTGGTTCAGTAGGTGTTGTCTCGCCACCGCCTGTTTCGCCACCGCCACCGGTCGCTTGCAGAGCTGCGGCTATTGCAGAGCTAATTGCTCCGCCTTCACCTAAAGCAGCGTCCAATGCCGCTTGTACTGAAGAATCCACGCCTTCTTGTCCTAAGTATCCTGACTCTGCCATCAAAGCATTGATCTGATCTGCTGTCATATAACCTGAATCCAATAGTGCTTGAATATCTTCCATAGACAAACCTTCTCCGGTTTGTCCTGTTTGAGAGGCTGCGATTGCATCCGTGATCATTTGTTGAATAGTGGCTGGGTCTACGGCCCCCTCTGTAGCCGCCACTATCATGTCTTGTATTTGTTCTGGTGTTAAGCCGTCAGCGATGCCTTGGGCAATCATTTCTTGTATTTCGGCTTCGGTCAATCCGCCCAGGGACGCAAGAGTGGCTTGTGCATCAGCGATCATTTGTTGAATAGTAGCTGAGTCTACGACTCCGCCTGTAGCGTCAGCAACCATCTGTTGTATTTGTTCTGGAGTTAAGCCGTCTTTGAGGGCTTGAGTAATCATGTCTCTTATTTCGGTTTCGGTCAATCCGCCTAGCTCTCCAAGACTGGCTTGAGAATCAGCGATCATTTGTGCAATAACGGCTGGGTCCATACCACCGGCATATTGTTCGATCATAGTCTGTATTTCTGCTGGAGTTAAGCCGTTAGCAAGCCCGGCATCAATCATGTCTTGTATTTGCTCTGTGGTGAGTATGCTTTTTTGTGTTTCCTCTTGAGCGGCAGCGACCGCTTGCTCAATTGCAGAATTTATATCGGCATCGCTCATACTGTCGCCCATGACAGTTTTAATCATGTCTCTAATCTGATCCTCGGTCATGCCTTGAAGCTGCGCGTTAGCAATCATTTGTTGGAGCACGTCTTCAGTAACATATTGAGATATGTCATAATCCTTTGTGAAGCTTGTCTTGAAGTCGTCGCCCCATAGTTTCATGGCGTCGCCTATTTGATCATCTATGTTAAAATCTTGCAAAGCCGCTAGAATAGATGCGTCTACATCCCCTAGTTGAGCATAATCACCTAAACCAAGGTTCCCCAAAGCTGTTTCAATAGCTGTATCTACATCCTCTTTTTGAGTATAGCCGCCCATAAGTGATTGAAGATAAGGAGATTCTCCCATTTGTTGAAGAATAGGGTCTAAGTATTCTTGTTTTAACGTGCCATCTGGGTTGAACCATTCTGTTTCCGTTGGAGTAGTTGCAGGTAAGTTTGGGTCTGTCTGCGGGTTATCCGGTCTGTCTGGTTCCGCAGGTGTTTTATTATGCGACAGTACAGGTACAGGGTTTTCTTCGGTGCCGCCTCGTAGCATATAGGTTTCCGCTTTATCAACTGAGAGACTGATAACAGGACCGTCGGGAAAAGACTTTTTGCTATCAACAACTAGCTCACCAATTACATCCCCTTTTTCTAAATCTATTACTTTTACAAAACCTTTGTCTTTTACAAAATAAGGGTGGCTATAGGAGGAAACAATACTGTCGCCCTCTTCAAAAAAGACCTCACATCTTGGAGAACCTTCAACTCTCTCTACTCGCGTTACTTTTTGGGTGTCTTCTGAAGTTGCTACTTCGTCACCTACTTTAAGGTCTCCGGCTAGTATCCAATCATTATTTGCCAACTGTATGTGTTCTTCGGGTCGAGCACATTGTTCCCACTCTTGTAGGAACTTCCACATAGAATAGTCCTCAAAACCAGGGTCCCCTAGCTGTGGTGGGTTTGCCAACCACGCATTTATTTGTTCAGTTGTAAACTGTTCTGTTCCGGCGTATGGAGGTTTCTCTGGCATTATTTTCCTTTAGGTTGGTTCATTTTTTCACGGGAGATAGAGGCTCTGAGCGCTGCGATGTCTTCTTGGCTTCTCATCTTCTCTTCGTCGGTTTCTTCCCGTACTTCCATTTTTTCTCGCTCAAGGGCTAATTTGTCTTCAGCAATACGTTTATCGTCTTCGTTCTCTTGTGATCTTATCATAAGTTCCTGTTGTTTCAATTCCAAAACACCTTCGTTATCTTGAGGAAGGTTCATTACTTCATTGATCCTTGGCATAAGTTCTTCCAATAGATCCGCTTCCACCTGGGACTTCAATTGTTCCCTAAGAGGGTTAGGCGGCATAGGTTGTGGTGGCATGCCGCCTTGTTGAGCCATCATTTGCTGTTGCTGCATCATTTGCTGTTCTTGCATTAGCTGTTGTTGTAATTGCGGGTCCTGCTCTGCTAACTGTTGTACTTGTTGTTCCGCTATCTCCTCTGCTTTAAAAGCAACGTGTTGAAAAATGTCGGTTAGTAAAGAGGTGGCTACAGGAGGGTTCATAGACGCCATTGGATTTTCTAAAAACGTAATGTGCGATTCAATGTGCGCATCGTGATCCTGTTCCGGAAACGCCTGCAAAGGAGAGCCCATCAAAGCCGCCGCATTCTCCAACGCCGGACTTGTCGGTTGTGGGGGCGGTGGATCCGGTAAGAGTAGCGTTTCAATGTTCTGTGAACCAAGGGCCGTGTACATTCGACGATAGGCTTCTTTAATATTGTGTATGTCTGGATTGCTTTGCACCAGTTGCAGTTCTTGTTGCGCGAGCGAAATTCGTTGGGCAAAAGAGAAAAAGTTTGGATCAGAGACCGGAATAACATCAACGCGACCATCAAAGTCTTGTTGCTTGATCATTTGGTCTCCACCAACTACTTGATAAGGATACTCTGGTGGAAGGAACTCTGAGAACACTCTGGCTAATATTCTAAATTCTGTTTTTTGCGCATAGTGCAGTCGTTTGTGGACCGCGGACATGACCTTGGTCCCCTGTTCCATAAGCGCTAAGGTGGTACCGACTGCCGCTTGATCGTTGCCCTCACCCACTTGCATGTCGGTAATGGCGGCGAAGCGTTGTCCGGCTTCAACACAAAAACCCATTAATTGAAATAATGTGCCGCTTGGTTCTTTATAAGGTAGGGGCATCAAGGAATCTTTTAAGGCGCCTCCTGGTGCGTCTACGTCTCTAAATTCTCCGGGTTCTAAAGGCGTTTCGTCGTCTCTTATTCTTATGCCCCGAGCTTTAAAACCGGCGGGGAGATTGGACAAGGTTCCTGCGTCTATGAGTTGTCTGAGGGCCGCTGTTGCGGTTCTAGAGAGTCCCCCGATCATGTGAATTAAACCAAAGCCGTAGAAACCCAGTCCTGGGAGAAATTTGTAGTGTACAAAATAGGTTATTTTGTGTCTAAGTGGATCGTCTTCATAATAGTTACGTCGAATG